TGTGCTCAGGAACCACGCGCCGCCGCGCAAGTCGGCGAGCGTCGGCCGCAGCGCCTGCTGCCAGATGTCCACCAGGTTGCGCACGATCGCCGCCTCGTCAATCACGATCTTGGCGTACTTGCGTCCGCGGGCCGGGTTCTCATCATCCAGGCTCCAGCACTCGAGCGTGCCGCCGCTGATCAACTCAAGGCGGTGGTCCTGCTCGCTTTTGATGCGGATGACCTCGTTGAGCGTGTGTTTCACTTCACGCCAGAACTCGGCGAGCAGCTTATACGTCGGTGCGAAGTAGCCCACCGGTTGCGCGTGAATGGCATCCTCGGCGAGCACATTCAACGCCAGTGTGGTCTTGCCGGTCCGCCGCCCCAAACATGCCACATTGAACCGTTTTGCATCGGCGAGGATCTCACGCTGCGCCGGGTGCGGCTCCAGCAGTCTGACGCGTGGCATTCACTCCAGCGCAATCCCGTTGTGCGGCACGTCGAAGACCGTCGCCGGCGCGCGGCCGACGTACTCCACTTCGATCACCTGACGGCCGTCAGTGGTCACCTTCTCGGTGGCCTTGAAGCCGGCGTAGTCCAGCACGTACTTGATGGCATTCAACGACACGCCGTCGGCGTCCGCGTGATTGATGAGTTGCTGCAAGCGACTGAGCGCCGGATGCACCAGCGCCTTCATGCGCTCCTCCGCGGACGCGAGCGCCTGGGGTGACTTGCCGCCGTGCATCTTGCACACGGTCTGACCGCGCATCACCCACTGCGTGCACTTGCCACCGGTGCGCGTACGCCGCCCGCACTTTTGCGGCGGTATGGGGTGATCAGACGGCATGGGGTCACGCGGCTCCAGCACAGGGCCAGTCGGCGCCGCACGCCGCGCAGAACTGTCGGAAGTGCGGCACCCGGGTACCTGGCATTGGCGTATGGGTCACGAGGTGACCAGCCCGCGGCCCGCACGACCCCTGAGACTGGGCACCCCGCCCCTCCACACGGCCGAGCAGCTCGAGCTCGGTGGCGTAGTCGGCGCTGAGGTCGTGCCACTCTTCGATCGACAGCACGTGGCGTGGCGTGGAGTGCAGGAGCGTACCGACGGCGCGCAGTTGATCCTCGGCGCAGCGGACCGAGCAGTAGCGGTGCATCACGTCGACGTCCAGGAGTGTGCCGCAGCAGACGCAGTGCATGTCACGCCGTTTTTCGGACAATGCCGAGGTCGCGCGACTCCTGCGCGTAACGCTCCAGATTGATCAGACCGCGGCTGCTGAAGATCTCAGGGTTCCACGCGGCGAATGTCGCGAAGCATGCTTCTGGCCAAGCGTGCAAGACATGGCCCGGGATGCGATAGAGCGCCGTGACGGCGCCTGATTGCAGGATGAACGTGTCTCGCCGAGCGTCGCGTTGTTGTTGCGGGGACGATGAATGGAAGCGGAATCCATCGCACTCGAAGGCGACGGGACCAAAGACAAAATCCAGTCGATAGGGTCCGACGGGAACCTGTGAACGCAAGTCATGCTCACGCAAGTATTTGTGGGCAAACCAGGCGAAGCGTTGCTCCAACGGCGAGTCGCAGCGCAAGTCGTCGATGTCGGGATGCGCGTCCGAGTCGGGCCAAACAGCCATCCGCATCCAATCAGCCCGATCGATGTCTGGCAGGTTCACAGGGTCTCCATTTGGCAGCCACCTGGTTGTCATGCCGTGGCCCTGGCCTTGTTGGCTTCGCGGCGCTTGGCCTCACGGAAGCGAACTTCGAGCCTGTAACAGTTGGCATTGCGACAGTCGTCCGCATGTCCATGGCGTGACCACTCGGGCAGGTCACGCTCACATCCCGGGCAGCGATACGACTCGGATCGGAGTTGCTGGGGTGGTGGCCCGCCGGGCGGTGGCGGTTCGTCGAGACCTGCCAGGTGAGCGCGGTACTTGAGCAGTTCTTCGGTCATGAAGCGGCGTGCGAGGGCTGGCGTGATGCTGGTTTTGAGCTCGAAGAGCGCGTGCCACGCCGACTCGAAGGCCTCAGAATTTTTGAACTTTTCTCGAAAGTCCCAGGCCATCTGACGCGCGTCGGACTCGGACAGTGGCGACTCACGAACAGGCATCGTAACTCCTCGAAAAATTCAAAATTGCAGCAGCAGCAGCAGCCCTGCGTCGCCCCGCGTCTGAACTCAGCGAGCGACTCTCGCGCGCGCGGCTCACCGGCGTCAGGTCTCCGGTCGTGCTCCCGGTCCGGCTGCTACTGCTGCTGCCGGTAGAGGAGTAAGTAAGAGCTAGCGACGTACTCCGGGACCGGGTGTTGGATTTTGCTTGAGCGGTTGCTTGCCGTTTGCTTGAGCGGTTGCTTGAGCAGGTGCTAGACATCGTGCTTGCCATTTCGTCGAGCAGGTGCTCTAGCACGTGCTTGAGCAGATGCTTGACCACCTGCTTGACCGGCGGCCACCTTGTGCGCCACATACGCGGCGACCTCCGCTCGGCTGCGGTTGTGGCGGAGGTAGTCGTGGAGCTGGTAGCCACCCTCGACGGCTTCCCAACGACCGGCTGCCACTAACGCTTTTACCGCCTGCTTGATCCGCGGCAGCAGCGGCAGCGCGCCCTGGGGGACGAAGCCGTCTGTCAGGAGGTCATCGCAGTAGCTGATGCTCCACGCGTGGAGTCCCATCGCATCCAGCCCGAGCGCCAGAATCTTCGGATTGGCATGCCAGTGCGTGTCCAGCACCGCCACCGCTATCGCTCCTCCTATCCCAGTGACTTCGCGATCTCGTCCTCAATCGGCGTGCGCGGCACGGGCGCATCCTTGAGTTCCACCATGAGGTAGCGTCCCAGACGATCGAACACCCATTCCGGATCCTCGAGCAGCATCGGCTCGAGCTTCACCGTGATCGCCAGTGGCTTCTCCGGATCCTTCGGCGCGGCGCCCACCACCTGCGCCAGTCGTGCACGAAATTGCATCGCTATCGCTCCATTTCTGAATTGATCTCCGCTCCCACACGCGCGCGAGCCACCGCGACATAGCGCTCGCTGACATCGCAGCCGTACGCCCAGCGCCCCAACCTCGCTGCGGCGACCAGCGTCGTGCCACCGCCCATGAACGGGTCCGCCACCAGGTCGCCCGGGTAGCTGTACAGCTTGATCAGCCGGCGCGGCAGCTCAACCGGGAAGGCCGCGGGATTGCCCCAAGCGTCCGACTCCAGCACTGCCGGAATGAACCATGCGTTTCGCGTCCACGCTTTGAACTCCTCCGGCTCCAAGTCGCTGTCAGCCGGCTCGCGCGCCCAGGTCGTCTTCGATGCGACGTACACGGGCTCGGCGACCGCGCGCAGCACCGGGTTTTCCGCCGAGCACCAGGTGCCCCATGCCGTCGACTGCGACGTGACCTGCTCCGGACTCTCACCCTTTACCCAAGTGATGCGTTCGCGCAGCATGAAGCCCACATCCTCCAGCGCAGGCAGCAGATAGGCGTCGATGAATGCCGCCCACGGACGGCCATTCGAGCCTGGCGGCCTCCATTTGCGCGTGCCATTCGTCCGCCACGCCTCATAGATACCGGGACGCGCTTCGCCCTCGACATCCTGGCGCACGACGTTGGCCATGTTGAGACAAAGGCGCCCACCCGGTACGAGCACGCGGTACGCCTCGCGCAGCGCCGGGACGATCAGGCCATCCCAGTAGTCCTCCCAGGGCAGCCAGTCCTCGTACCCGTCATACATGAGGCGGGCGTTGTACGGCGGCGAGGTCACAACGAGATGGACTGAGCCGTCGTCCAGCGGCAACCGTCTGGCGTCGCCGAGCTCAATCTGGACCGTCGGCGGAATCGGCCGCGGCAGGCCCTCCTGCACCAAACCATTGCGCAGGCTCCGCTGCGCTCGTCGCTGCGACTGTAGCCATAGGATCGCCGCGCTCAGAGTGGTCTCAGCTGGCAAATACGAAATTTCTTTCGCATTTGTCCCTAGCGCCATGAAGTGTTGCGCCATACGCTCGCCCATCGGGAAATGGCTAGGATCTTGAATCCACGGCAGCCACCGACCATGCCCGAGTTCGCGTTTCAGAGCGAGTAAGGCCTGTCCTAATTCGACGGCGAGCGCGATGGTGCGCCGCCAACTGTCTGCGAACTCCGCGGTCAGTTCGCGCACTCTCATCTCGGCCGGCGAGACGAGTTCGATCACACGTCTTTCCAGCCTGCGTAGTGATGCTGGCGGAGTGCGTCGCACCAGCCATTCAGATAGGCGTCCAGGTCCATGCGTCGCGGCGTATCACGGGTCGACAAATCTCCCCGTCTCTCGAACGCTTCGGCGATACGCTGGACCTCCCAGCGCTGCAGTCGTGCACCCGCGGGATGGTGCTCGATCCGCTCGCGCAGATGATCGACGGCAATGCTCATCGCGAGCGGCCCCGGCCAGGTCTATCGCGACACGTACGCCAGTGGCTGGTGCCGGTCCTGGTGCCGTCGGGCTGAATGTCGAACGGGCAACGCCGGCCGTTCGCCCGGGTGAGGCCCCACCAGATCGGCGCGTGGCACATCGGCTGGCGACAGTGGCTCGACGGCGCGTCCTTGCCCTCGAGGACCTCGCGCGCATCGTCGGGATACGCCCGCCAGGCATACTCCCGCTCGGTCTCGCCCGGCCGCCGCTCCACGCTCGTGGTCATGGATGCCTCCGCGCAGGGCTCAGCGCCTCAGACAAGATGGGCGAAGCCTCCATCATGGGCGATTCGTCGCCGGGCCACTCCAGCGACTGCGGACGCAGCATCGCGTTGAGCGCCCGCCGCATCGCGCGCCGCAGATACTCCACCTCGTCGTAGTGCCAGGACAGGTCGTGCCGAAGACGTTCAACCTGATCCTCGCTGGTGGTCACTGCAGCCCTTCGCTCGCCCGCTGGCGCTCGACCTCGCCGTTCTCGAACTCGAAGCGCGCAATTCTGTCCTCGAGCTCCAGGTTGGCCGCCTCGACGACGTCGTCCGCCTTGCCGAGCGCCAGCGGCTCGAAGCCGTCGAGGTGCAGCTCGCGCGCACGCCGGACGAGCTCCCGATTGCGGCGGTACTTGTCGACCAGCTGGTCGGGTGGTGCCGGCGACGGAGATGCGGGGTCCGCCGCCGCACCCGACGGCTCAGGCGTGGTGAGGTCCTGAGCGCTATTTAATCCAGGCTCGGCGCTTCGCGAGAGCACCTCGCCGGTCTGTCGATCGACGACGCGATCGCCAGCAATGACGACGTCGTCCTCCGCGGCGTACACCTGGTCGTAGGTCCGCGCGTCGCGCGCGATCTTCGCCGGGTCGTCGCGCACGCGCTCGTCCGCGGCGGCGGCCTCCTCCCACGCGCCAGGCGCCGGCTGGACCTGCAGGCGGTCCGTCTGCTGCGGAAAGCCTTTTCTCAGAGCGTGCGACTCGGCGCGGATGGCGAGCTGGTTGTGCGGCCGCTTGCGGTACTGCTCGCCCTTTTTGCCTTCGCCTGGGTAAAACTCCGTCCAGCGCGCCGAGCCGGTGAACGGCACACGCTGCCCGGCGACGATCTTCCACACCGTGACCGTAGCCTTCGACGGCGCGCCCTTCGGCTGGCCGACGTCCTCGTATTCGTAGACCGCCTCGTCGGAGCCGGCGTAGCAGCCGCTCTCCTCGGCCTGGGCACGGTAGCCGTTGATGCCGACCACGATCTCGCCGGGCGAGTTGCGGTCGTACTGGATGAAGTAGATCTGCCGCGTCATCGGGTCCAGCCCGAGGCGGCGCGCGTTGTACAGGAACGTCGCCAGCTCCAGCGCTGTGGCGCCAGGACAGATCGTCTGGCGGATCAGCTGGATGACACGGTCGTTGAAGCCGGTCACCTGGGCGAGGTTCGACGCCTGCCGCTTGACGCTGAGCGCTGGTAGATCAGCGCGTTCAATCGCTTGGGTCATACAGTCGATGCCTCCTGTTCGGGTGGTTTGGCGATGCGTGCCTCGCGCCACTCGCGAAATTCGCGGATGATCCCCCACAAGACGTTGTCCTGAAGCTCCCACTCCGGGCGCTGAAAGAACTCGATCAGGAACGCGTCGGTCAGGCTCGCCTCGCAGGCATGCACCAGGTTGCGCGCCAGGTCCTCGGCCTCCTCGACGGTCAGCTGCGCCTTCTCCCGAGGGACTTCGACCTGCACCATCGGGATACGGTTGTCGCGGCCGTAGAGCGTCGTGACGTTGATACTCGGCACTAACGCACTCCAATCACACGCGAGCACACGGGCCATGCCTGCCATCCCTGCACACTCAGGCCCTGCTGGGCGACCGCGATCTGGGCCCCGCGTGTGGCAAGGTCCGGCCGCGATGCATACGCCAGCCCGCCGTGGCGTCGCCAGAACACCAGGTCCTCCTGCAAACCACCGAAGTACCCATTCCCGGAGTTCCGGTTCCAGCGGCCGCTGCTCTCACATTGCGCAAGACGGTCCCACACGCCGTACCCCGGTTCGGGTGTCGGTTCCGCAACTTCCGGCACTTCCGCGACTTCCGGTTTCTCGACCTGATCCGAGGCGCCGCCCTCAGCCGCGGCGTGGATCTGCAGCGCCGCACCGAAGACCGTGCCGACGACGATGCCGAACGCGACCAGGACGACGTTGCGCGCCATCAGAAGTCGTCCTCGCGCTCAACGTCGCACGGGTATTCGTCGCAGAGCTCCGGATCATTGCCGTGGTCGCACAGGTCGAAGCCGTAGTGCAGGCCGCACATCGTGACGTCGACCCCGTGGCACAGGTCGTCAATGCACGGCGCCGGCCCACCCAGCTTGCAGCGCACGGGGCCACGCCGAACTTGCGTACGCGCCCAAGCCACTAGCCCGCACTCCGCAGGGCGAAGATCAGGATGAGCACGAGCAGGAAGCCGAACGGCAGCACGATGCGCAGCTGGTCGTCGCTCACGCGCTCACCCCGGTCGTTTCCTCAAGCAGAACGCGGAGACCCTGCGGACTTCGGCTAGCGTACTGCCAGACACGCTGCAGCCGACGCCGCGCTTCGGGTGTGCCGCGGATGTCGATGACATCGCCAACGCGCTCCTGTTCGGCAGCCGACAACCGACGTCGGACGTGAAACGCATAGCCTGTCCACTCCTCCCATTCACCAAGGTTCGCATCGCCGACGCCCTCCAGCGCTTCGAGCGCAAACCGTCGTAGCGTCTCTCGACCAATGGGCCAGCCTTGGCTTGCTGCCGCGCTCGCGTGCCACACGGGCCCGCCCAGTCCCATCTGTAGTCACTCATAGCCACTGTTGACCGACAGCACGATCGAATGGGTCGCGTTGCGCCAGCCGAAACGTGGATGCGCGGTTTCCGCCGCCAGTCGACAGTGCTGTTTCAGCGCGAGCTCCTGGTGCTCGTTCACGCGCTCACCTCGGCCCGTCCGCGCAGGCAGTCGTGCTTTCTCACGGGGTACAGCTCGTCGTGCTCGTCGCAGAAGAAGGCACGACAAAGGGGACACCACGTCTGGACCGGCTGCCGGCAGCCGAACTGCTGGCACAACTCGGGTACTCCCAAGAGCAGGCGCGCGATCGTCTCCTCCACCAGTTCCACGTCGTCGCTCACAACGGCAGATCCTCCGGGTCCGGGTCGGCGTCCGGCAGCGTGCCGGTGCTTGCGGGCGGCAACTCGGAGGGCGTCACCGCGTCCCTGACCCGCCACGCCGGCGATTGGGCTAACTCGGCATGCACCAGCTGCCGCGCGGTCGCCAGGGTCGCAGCCACCGCTTCCGAACTCAGGTCGTACACCTCGCCGAGCGGCACGTCCAGTGTGACCTCGGCCGCCTCGGTGCCGTAGTTGCCGTCCGAGACCTGCTTGCGGAAACTGACGCGCGCCCTGATCGGTTCCTGCGTCACCTCACGCCTCCAATCCGTACTGAAAGACGCGCTCGATGGTCACCGCGTCGCGCGGGTACCAGACGAACACGACGGCGCCACCTCGGCGCATCGACGGGATCTCGCGCTTCTGATAGGGGCCCAGGTGTCCGGTGGCGCCCTTGAGCTCCGACCAGAAGTGCTGGCCCAGCTCCTCGTGCCAGAACAACCAATCCGGGACACCCTTGGCTTCAGTGAACCCGTCCAGCCGCTCGAGGTGGACGCTCTCCATCACGCCGTCGCTGTCGCGGGTGTGCACCCCGTTCCAGCCGTAGTACTTCGCGCACGCCTTGACCGAGCGGGTGAGCTCGTCTTCGCCGGCGCCCTGGAGCAGCAGCAGGCGGTGTTTGGTGAAGTACGGGCCGCGCGGCGAGACGCGGTACGCCTGGGCGCGCGTCGCGGGGAACGACAGGCCGCGGAGGGCCAGGTTCACGGCATAAGTCCTAGCCGGCGCATGGCGTTGAGCAGTCGCTGCTGGGCGCCCTGGTCGCTGGCGTCCCAGTCGTCGACTACCGCATCCGCGGCACGCCGCAGGCCTGCTGGCAGGATGCGACCACGCGGCACGACGATCAGCAGGGGCTTGCCCATCAGCAGCGCGGCGCCCATCTCTGTCGCCTGCTTGACGTCGAAGTCGCGGTTGTCCGAGTGGATCGACAGGAACACCGCGGAGTCGAGGAGCTTCGGCAGGACCTCGCGACGAAATCCGTCGGAGTAGTCCGCCCAGGCCCGATCGTCGGGCGTCATCGGCGGCTGACCCTCCGTCGGGCGCTGGCGAACGCCGTGAATTGCCCGTCAACGAAGCGCTGGGCCCAGGTCGGTGTTAGACCCAGCAGCACCAATTCCTTGTGCAGCCAGCTCTTCAGTTGGAACGCGGGCTCGTGCGCGGCCCGCTCCGCCGCACTGCGCATAACGTCCGCCATGCGTGCGTCGAGGCACGTCGGACACACGCCGGGCGCCGGATCGTCGGGCCCGAAGCTGAACGCGTCGCCGCCGCTGCGCCCGCAGTAGCGACACGTCTCGATCGCGATGCTCATCGGAGGTACCTGAACCAGCGCGCTAGCGCCAGAGTGAGGCACACGCTCGCCAGCAGCCAGCCCGCCAGCAGCCACGCCCACCACGGCAGCTCGAACATCACGGGACCGCCTCGTCGTGCCAGTACTCACTGGGCTCGATCGACTCGAACTCCTGGTCGACGCGGTCCTCGACCAGCTCGTCGAGCAGCGCCTGCAGCAGCGGCACGATCTGCACGTAGGCCGATGACTGCAGCGCCTCGCGACGACCCGCCTTCAGCGCTGCGGCCCAGACCGCGCTGAGCACGCCCGCGGGCACGTCGCGCAACGCGTCGGCCTCAGCCGGGTGGTAGTGCAGCCACCGAAAGAACGAATCGCTCACGCGACCTCGCCGACCTGCTCAGGTTCGCTTCTTTCCTCGAGCGGGGCCTCTAGCAGCGCCCACAGATGAATGATCCACTTGAGTTGACCGCGGAACTCGCGCCCCTCCCTGACGGCAGCGGTGTGCACCTTCGCCGCGTCTTCGTCAGGAACCTCCATGTACACCCGCATGCCTTGCAGCATGCACCGCCACCGGCCCCCCTGGCGTGACAGCTATGGACAGCTTAAAAATTTGTCCTGGACAGATTTAGATCTGTCCGTTGGGCTCGATGAGCGGGTGCGCCGGCCAAGTTCTTGGCGGCCAGTGGCGCGGGTAGCTCAGCCCGAATAGCCCCATGATTTTGGCCTGCGTCTTGGGGTGCGGACCGCCGCCGTCAACGAAGATGGCCATCGGAGTGACCTCGCCTGTCTCTCCCACCGTGAGGCGGACTGTCCGCTCGTATCCCTGGAAGGTGGCGCGGCAGGTCTCGTACTCGCGCAGTTTCTTGTCCTGGGGCCGGTACGCAGGCTTGGGCCTGGGCGGCGACTCGGGAGGCGACGTTGAGACCGGCTTGTTGGCGTGCCGGCGCGCGGCCCTGGCCTCCTCGCGCAGCAGCTTCAGTCGCTCGCGCTCGAGGCGCAGCCGTTCGATTTCGAGGAGCTTGTCGAGCTCGGGGAACATGCGCTGCTGTCCATCGTCAGCCACCGGCATGCGCTCCGGCAGGACAAACGCGGATACATTTGAAATCTGTCCACTGGACGCTACCGGCACGATCTTCCACCCACGTGCGGCCCCCACCATTCCCAGGATGATAGAACATCCGTTCCATGTTGCGGCTCGCAGTGCTCGGCGGGGGTGCAGGTCTCGTCGGGCGCGCAACTGCCGCACTGCGCAGCCCTCATACTTCGCTTGTGTTTATGTAAGCGCTACGTTTACGCCACGTAAACGAAACGTGTCAATACGCCGGCCGGCACTTGACCGTGCAAGTAGCACGCGCTACTACTGTACTATTCAGGTGCCACATGACCGGCACTGTTCAGCCTGAGGCGCGTGTACGACCATCTCTGGTCGTGCCTCTGCTTCCCGTGCCACGCCTCAGATACTGGCGCCAGCGGCGCTCGTTGTCTCAGGAAGAGCTCGAGAAGGCGTCCGGCGTTTCGCGTTCGACCATCATCAAGCTCGAAAAGGATCGTCCCGCGTGGCCGAAAACGATCCGCAAGCTGGCCGCGGCGCTACACGTCAAGCCCGACGAATTACTGGCCCTGAGCGACCCAGCGGACAAAGTTGACTCCCGCTGAGCTGCAGCGATGGACAGCTTTTAAATCTTTCCAGCTCTGTCCACCGGCAGGCCATGCCGGCGGCGCAGACTGGATGGCATGGCCGAGCCGCCCCGCCGTTGCTTCAGACACCTTGGCGTGGAACCTCTTCCGCCGGTACCCGATTCTGAGGATGACGGACCTCGGTTGCGTGTCGAGTTACGCGGTGAGCTCTACGGACAGAACATGCTCGCCGCGGTCGTCAAGATCCTTGAGTGGATCGAGGAGGACGAGGCGGCAGGGCTACAGCCGCCTCAGTCCTGATCGCTGGACGACGAGAGGGCAACCTCGAACTGCAGCGAGCGGGCTGCAGGATCATGATCCTGCGCAGCAGCCTGAGCCTGCTCGATCACCCAGCGACGATAATTTGCGACCTCCGGCTGGTTTGCTCCTCGAAACGACTGCTGCCCACAAGCGGTTACAAGCGCCCCAAGCGCCGCCGTCGCTTCGCGCTCTACCAGCGCCCCCAGGTCGACGACCACGCGCGCCTTCCATTTGCGCCCGCTCTGCAAAGCGACCACCTCGGGCACGAACAGCCGAATGAGTTCGCGCTTGCGCTCATCATCCAGGTCGTCGAGTTTGTCGCGGTACTCGGCGATAACAACGCCTGAGCGTTGCAGACGCGCGTTCATCGAATCGAGCATGCGCTCGTTCGACTCGAGCATGGCGCGTTCACGGGTTAGCTCGGCGACCTGGGCGTCGATGTGGTCCAGCTCGCGCTCAGTTCGGGCCCAACTGCTCCTGCCCTTCTGATGCGCCATCTCGACACGTTCCCGTTCGCGTGACAGCTCGTATTGTCGCTCGCGGATCGACACCAGACGCGCATCGCGCGCAGGCACGTCAGCCCGTCTGGCGTCGATCTCCGCCTGGGCCCGTTCAAGGAGCTGCTGCGGATTGCGCACGATCGCTTCGACGATCGCCCATACCGCGCCCTCGATCTCCAGGGCGCGAATGCCCGAACGCGTCGTACACCCGCGGCCGTCCTGGTGGCGCTCGGTCGTCGCACTGCTGCCGGCGCTGCACTGGTAGTAGCTCCAGGTGCCCGCCTTGCGACCCTTGCCACCGCGACTGCCTGGACCGCCGCGACTGCCGTCAGTCCGGAAGTGATCTTCGGGGCCCTTTGAACCAGGGTCCTTGGCGGTGAAACCTGACCAGGTGTAGCCGCAGTTAGGTCGCCCGCAGCGGATCAGACCACTCAGCAGGTAAGTGCGCGAAGCATTGGGCGGAGGCAGGTGGCTGTTCTCGTCAATCGCTGCCTGCAGCGCGTCGTAGTCCTCCTGCGAGATCAACGCCGGCGACGTCGACTCGATCGTCTCCTGGACGATCCACTTGCCGTCCTCGCCCTTGATGCGCTTGCCGTTCCGATCTCGGGCGTAGATGTCCATCTTGTAGTAGCCGGCTAGCTTGGTGTCGTGCAGCAGGTCGCGGAGCTGGCTCGGACGCCAGGCGCCGTCGGCACGCGTCTTCTTGTTGGGCTTGGCGACCAGGACGCCCGGCTCATCGAGACTGGGCATCACCTGGAGCGGTACGCCGAGCGCAGTCAGGCGCAGGCACTCTTCCTGGGGTGTGACCTCGTGGCTGGTGATACGGCGGATGATGTCGCGCATCAGGTCGGACGCACTTTGCTTACAGGCGTCGATCAGTCGGTCCTCAACCAGGATGTTGGCGTTTTCATCAGTGGATAACCAGAAGGGCAGCAGGCCGCCTTTCCACCTGCCCAGTGCCACCTTCGAGCGACGGCCTTGCGCGGTGCGCTTGGCGATGATGTCGCGCTCCCATTCGGCGATCGCACCCAGGATGTTGAAGAGCAGCTTGCCGAACTCGTCACTGGTGTCGATGTGCGGGTCATCGATGACCAGCTTCACGCCGTGACTCTCGAGGAAGACGTGGATCTCCATCAGTAGCTGCAGACGACGCGCGACGCGATCCAGGCGCGTGGCCCAGACCTCGTCAATCTCAACGCCGCTACCGCCACCGCATTCGCCGCGGCACTTTTCGTCAGCGCGGCTGCAAACCATGCCAATCAGACGACGACCGTCCGAGCGTTCACTCAGCGGCTTGGTACCACTCACGCCGTCGTCGACGATGCGGTGGACGACGTGGACGCGATCGCGGTCCGGGGTGCTGTCCAGCTGCCGCGCCCGCGCCAACGCCTCGAGCGTGTCGATCTGTACCTTGTATGTCTCGCGCTCGCTCTGTTCCTCGGTGCTGACGCGAACCATCAGTGCTACGCGACGCGGGCGCTCGAGCTCGGTGACGACGACACGGAGGTAGTCGCGGCGGCTGGCGGCAAGCCTGCGTCGTTCAGCCAGGGTGACCACTATGCCAGCTCCTCGTCGTGTGGCTGCGTTGCGCGTACTCGATACAGCGCCTTCACGAAGGCCTCGGCAGCTTTGCCAAGCGCAGCCGGATCGTGAACGACCATGGTCTCGGTGATGCGAAGCTCGGGGTATTTTGACTTCCGACGCCTCGGGCTGGGGCCGTCGGATGCTGGTGTGGTATTCGTTACACTGGTCATTGCAGGTCAGTCCTTTCCAAACTGTTTGATCTGCCACGCCCCGGTCGCTCGCCAACTTGCGACGCGGGGCACTTCTGTTGTTTCGGGGATGGTACTCAGTCGCTGGTGAGCTGCAGCGGCGTCACGGCGAGGGCGCGGGCCAGCTTGCGCACGCTGGCAGGTCTGACCAGGCGCTGACCGTTCTCGACGTTGATGACGACCCCGCGGGCGAGGCCCGCGCGCCTCGCGAGCTCTTCCTGAGAGTAGGCGTGCCGCATTCGCAGGGTGCGGACACGGACGGCGAGCGCCGCGGCGAATTCTGTTTCACTCATGTTTAGCATGTGACCATTATATGTTGCGCTCATGTAGCGTGTGCAATATACTTTAGACGTGACGCAAAGAGAGCAGGCCAGCGTTAGAGGCGCCGACCTGCTCGTGGTTCAGACCGTAGGAGGGTCCAAACCGATGACAACCGTACTGCTTCCCGCATCCGACCCGCGCGGCGCCAAAGCCGTCGCCATCGCCACCGACGCCGGCCAGTGGCTGAAAGTCCGCACCCATGACGGCCGCAAGGCCTACGGCATCCGCTCGAGCGCCGACAGCAACGAGGTCTACTTCACCACCCGCACCAGCTGCACCTGCTACGACGCTCGCCGCCACGACTGCAAGCACATGCTCGCCGTGCGATTGCACTGCGACCTGGTCGCCGAACAGTCTGAGAAAACCGCGGCGAAGTACGACGACATCTTCAAGCGCTTCGAGGACGATGCGCCGCTCAGTCGCATTCTGGGCAAGCCAGCGCCCTACGTCACCAACCACGTCGGTGAGTCGGACGACGACGACATCGAGCCGCTGTGTGGCCCGTTGTGCACGGCCTATACGCCAGATCGCAAGCGTGTGTGTGCCAAGCCGGCCTACCACACGGGCGCGCACTCGTTCGTGCCACGCACCGAGCGGGAGGACTGAGCCATGCCAGCCCCGCTCCAGCTCACCAGTGCCGCCGGCCAGTTCTTTGCCTGGAGGCATCATCACCCGCGCGAGTCGGAAGACATGGCCGCCGTCTGGGGTGCCGCGTGGCGCGCCGGTGGCCGTGCCGCACTGCAGGACAGCGCCCGACTCGTCGACCTTGTGCCCGTGCTGCGCGAGCTGCTGTGCCTGCTCGAGGACGGCCGCGTCGAGGATCTGCTGCGCCGCACCGATCGCCGCCCGCGGCCCATCCTTGAAGACGACGAGGTGGCGTTTTGAAGGCGGACGAGCCGCTCACCCAGACGGAAGTGCGCGACCTGCGGGAACTGGCAGTGTCGCTGCTGCTGCAACTCGACCAGCTCGACCGCCGCGTGCGCGTTCTGCGCTGGTGGCTGCTGACGCAGGCGATCCTGCTCCTGACGCTGACGGTCATTGTGTGGAGGCTCCGATGATGAACGGTCGCGTCCCGACGCAACAGGTCGAGGGCGTCGTCGAGGCCACCAACCGCACCGGACTCAAGATCGGTGGCGCGTGGGTCAACGTTTCCCAATTCCACTCGGTCGAACTTCCCGAGGCGGGCGCTCACGTGCGGCTGAGTGTCGACGCCAAGGGCTTCATCCGAGAACTCGAAGTCCTGGACTCAAAACTGTCGGAACCACTCAAAAGTGCGGGAGTTGTATCCACCGAGCGCGACGAGCGCATCACCAGATTGGCCGTGCTCAAGGCCGCGGCCGCGTTCGGTGCCAGTCGGCCAGATGTGAAATCCAGCGAGGTCCTGATGATCGCCGACAAGTGGTTGGCGTGGGTCAACCAGGCCCAGGACTGAGGTTGTATGAACACCCTGACTGACGTCCACTGGCTTCTTCCGTCACCCGAGCCGCTGCTCGCATGCAGAGCAGACCCAACGGCCGTGAGCAGCGAGGACCTCGAGCGGGTCACCTGTCCGCGCTGCCGCCAGATCTACGTTGCCGCAGGTTGTTGGGTGCGTACCCAATCAGTCAGAGAGAGATAAAGATGGTTAGCTCTACCAAGTGTCGGACGTGTGGCGTGCCGCTCTGGCTCGCGTGGTTGCTGATGGGAAGACCGTGGCAGCGACGGCAGCGACGGTTCACTGATGCCATCGACTGCATCGACCTGTTGCCGCTATGACTGACGAACCGCTGGTGCCGTGGAAAGAAATCGCCGCCCAGTCCATAGATCGCACCGAAGCGTTAGAAGCTGAGCGTGACGGGTTTCGTGCCGAGGTCGGGTTGCTATTGCTGTCGGTGAAAACCTTCGAGGCCGAGCGCGACGAACTCCGCGCCGAGATTGAGCGGCTGCGGGCTGAGTTGACGTGCTGGAAACCCGCGAACTGCGGGAAGATCTACCCCGTGCCGGTGGCGGGCGAAGCCGTCGAATACTGCACTTGCGAGCCAGATCACGACGGGCCACACCAAGCTGAATCAGGTCTGGTGTGGGTCTTCCCCGGCGGTTAGATCGGCTGGCCGCACGTCGGGCAGCGCGCCCGCTGGTGTTCGACGTGCTCCTCGATCCACCTGATCAGGTGCTCTTTGCGGGCGTAGAAGAGATAGGGCATGTGGTGATTGCTCGCCTGGAGCCAGGCGCGTAGCTGCTGCGCCGTCATCCTGCGCCACCCGGCCGGAAGCTCGTCGCTCACACCAGGTCGTCAGGTTGGCGCGAGTAATTGTTGGATGTTTTGCCCCTGGTTCACGTTGATCAGCAGCAGTCCGAGAATGACCATCCAGATCAGCACGATCTGCACACGGACCGCACGTGGGACCGCCGACTCACCCCGCGTCGCCAGCAGGACGGCGGCCTGCGCGATCGCCCCGCCAATGAAACCCGCCAGGAGCGGACTGCTGCTGCCGACCAGCCAGTTGAGCAGCGCGATCAGCGCATGGTCCACCAACCTCAGAGCAACCTAGACGAGCCTTGCAACCGCGAGCGCCGCGACCAGGCCAAAGACCACGGTCGCGCTCATGGGCAGGACGCCCACCAGTCCCAGGATCGCCAGCAGTAACACGATCACGGCGATGATCGCCCCGATCGTCAGCCAGGGTGCCGCGGTGCCGCCTATCTGCACCTGAAATCCCTCCCTCACACCAGCCAGACGACGCTAAAGCCGCCCAGTCGGGCGAAGTCGTCGCGCGAAACGTGGTCGACCACACCTTTGTAGTTAGGTGCAGAATTCGCCACCCAGATGCAGCCAGCGTCCACACCCCGGATGCCGACCCAGTGATACCAGGCGGCGCCCGACATCATGCCCATCGTCCCCTGGGCGAGGGCGTAGGTCGTGTCGAAGTCCAACCAGCCCTGCTCGCTGGGCTGCCCATAGCCGTCCAGCACTGTGCGCAGCGCTGAGCCAGAACTATCCATCAATCCGTATGTCGCATTGATCTGGTCCGGATAGCCGATCTCGTACACCGTCGTCTGACGGCTGCCGTAGATGTCGTCGACCGTGACCAGGCCCATCGCTCGCTTGACCCAGTCCAACGAACAGGCGCTGCACGTCCAGTCGTAGAGCTGACCCGGTTGTGAGGTCCACGGGTCATAGAGGATCGGTGGCTCGCTAGGAGTCTCGAAACGGTAACCGGTTGACCCGGTTATCCTCCTCGTACCACCAGTACTGGCTGTCGCGCGCCAGGGTCAGGGACACCTTGTGGCCCTCCTCGAGGATCACGAATCGCTCGTCTGAGCGAGCCTCGTCGCCGTTGTCGGCGATTGCCTGGGCGACCCCAGGCCCAACGTTGTAGTCGGTCATTGCGGCATATCCTCCGCGGTCATCGGTACCTGCTCGCGCGGCAGCAGCCCAGCGGTGATGTCGCGGATTTCCTGTTTGCGCGCGGGCGTCGTGTTCGGGTCTTGAAACTCGGTGGCGTACTCGGCGTCGGTCTTGTCGCGCATGGCCACGTGCGCGCTGATCGCCGCGTCCACGATCGGCTGGTCGGCCGTCGCGAAATCGGCCGGCTGCCCCTCACCGTCATACAGATGCACGTAGTCATCCGTGAGGCCCAGTCCATCGACGTGGACGCCGGCCGTAACCATTTCACCCTGCAGTTGGGCGAGGTTGATGGGCTTGCCACCGGTGGATTGACCGTGAATCCGCGTCTCGGTCATCGCTTCAGCTCCAGCACGCAGAGATAGCGCTGGGACGAGATCGCCGTCGCCGTACCGCTGCTCACACTCCAGCGTCCCTTGAACGTGTGCGCGCCCGCGGCGAGCGCTGAGTAGAGCGCCATCGTCATCATGCACACCGAGTAGTTCGCACTCGGTTCGGCAACAGTCATACCGGAGCCATCGGTGCCGTCACGATTGAGCGCAATGTTGATTGCCGCCGTAGTCGTATTGTTCGCAATCTGGGCTACCAGGAACGCCAGCACGTCACCGCCAGTGGTGGTCATGCTGATCAACATGTCGGGCAAGTCGACGAAGCTGACAGACGTGCTCGTGGGGTTGAGCGTCGTCCCAGCCACCAGCTGCACCTGGCTGACAGCGTGCGCGGCCAGGTCGACCGTGGCGATCGTGCCGTCGGCGATGTCCGCGGAGGTGATCGTGCCGTCGGCGATCATCGCCGAGGTGATCGTGCCGCTCGGGATCGACCCGAACGGAATCGCCACCCCCTTGCCGCTCGTATGGTCGTGCTGGTCCACCGCCTGTGCCAGGACCTGGACGTCTTCCTTTTTGAAGATGTCCGTTCCCGCGGTGGCGTACGGAAACTGCAGCGCGCCGGCGAAGTTGGTTGCGTTGGTTCGTGCCATGGATCCTCCTAACTCGGCGGCGGCTCAACCGCCGTCCACTGCACCGCTTTGATATGCAGCGATCCCCGCCACTGCCGCCCGACCTCGTCGAACGCCTGCGACATCTTGTAATCAACGAAGCTCAAATACGTGTTGGTCTCGTCTGGCAGCACCACCGCGACGGCGCCGGGATTGTCCACCGCCGCTTCGATCAACTGGCGAATCATGGTGCGCCCCATTCTGACTGGCACACCGTCCCGCCGCATCAGTCCGTCGGCGCACAAAATGTCGCCTTCGAAGGTCATCAGCCTCGACGGGCGCAGCGCGTGGCCGATCGCCACCGAAGCGATGGCCGGCGAGCTGGTGTTGACCGTGTTGTGCAGGTGCACGCGGAACTCGGCGAGGATGCACACCGTCCCGATCGGGAATGGCTGGCGATCGAACGTGCCGTGCTGGAAGGAGTACCCAAAATCCGTCCAGCTCGTCTGGTCTGGCGCCGTCTTGTACTCGAGCGTGACGAAGTCGGTCGCGTCGATTTTCGGGCCGGTGACGCCCCAGGCTCGCAGCGTCTTGCGGCTGGCCTGATACGTGCCGTGCCACTGTGGCAGGCGGACCCAGTCGTCGCCGACCACGAAGCGGTACTGGCTGCACGCCAACGGGTTGAAGACGCAAGGATTGACCAGGCGCGAGATCGTGCCGTCGTTGAAGCCGATCAGGGTGAACGTGTGGCCACCCGGCGCGCCGATCGCGGTAGTGAAGATGCGCGAGGGAAACTTCCCAGTCCAGCCGCGGGTCAGGCTGCCGTTCCAGGCGTCGATGCGCTCGGGGTTGGCCAGCACATTGGCCAGGGTCTGGTACGTCGAAAAGGTGCCCTGGATGATGTACGCGCCGAACTTGAGCAGGTAGCTGGTCGAGGTGTCCGGGTTCCAGATGCCCGCGTAGCCGAAGAGCGCGCCGACGCCGGCGAAGCTGGTGATCTGGCCGCGCACCGGTCCGTCGTAGTCCGGCAGGGTCTCGGGGCCGATCTCCTCGAGCGACAGGTCCGACCCCATACGCGACATATTGGTGCCGTAGCCGAAGTAGACATCGTTGAGGAACTGGCCGCGGCAGCGCCCGTTGCGCGCGTTGGTGGCGTACTGCAGGAACGGAAACAGCGGATGGTCGTCGCCGGCCTGGTCCAGGGTGTACAGACCATCGGTCTTGGCGATGACCAGCACGCCGCCGGCGGTGGCCACCAGGCTGGTGATCGGTGAGCTCTGGTCGCCGACGCGGAAGATCAGGCTGGTGTAATTGGCCTCGAGGGTCGGGTCCGCGTTGGTGTCGCATTTTCTCAAGCGATTGACGTTGTCGGCCCACCACCACTCGCGCGCAATGCGGATGAACGCCAGCGCGGTAAACGTTGGCATCGACGTCCAGGCAGTTCCGTCAATGGAGTAGGCCGCGGGGTGCGCCGCGCCAAAGGCCAGCCAGGCCCGCGGGACGCCATCGAAATTCGAGGCGAACACCGTCGCCGCCTGGATCAGGTAGCCAGCGCCGAAATCGTGGGCCACCGCCCAGGTGTTGGTGGCTGGCGTGTAGCGCAGGACCTGGCTGCCGCCGGCGGCGTAGAGCGTGCCGCCCAGCTCGAAGAAGTCGACGATCTCGCCATTGGCCTGCCCGCTCGAGTCGAGGATCTCCGGGCCCTTGCACCAGGGGTGCACGCTCAGGTCGAGGCCCATCGCCTCCTGGTAGCGATAGTCGCGCCACTTGTGCTGGGTGCGCATGCCCATGCCAATCGTCAGCGACTCGAACGGCTCCTCGCGATCGGCGAGCGGCGACAGGTTGGCGTAGTCGAAGTCGGGCGGATCGACGCTCGCGATATCTTCGGCTTTCGAGCTGACCAGCGCCGGCTGGCCAGGACCGGGCGAGCCAATCAGAAAGCCGGTGCCGCCGACCTTGACGTGGAAGGGCCAGGGCTCCCGCTTGGCGTACAGGCTCACTCGATCAACCCCAGTACTGGCCGGCGAGCTGGCGCGG